CCGGTGAATGAAATCAATCTTTACATTGCTTCCAGGGATGCCCTTCGGGCTGTGCTTCCCATTGGTTATCAGACTGGTGTACTCAACAGTAAAAAATACTCTGGGCTTGAAGATTACTGGAGTCGCTATGTGCAAGGTTTGATTGCACAAAACCCACGCTTTTCACAAATTTATTACCGTTATTTTGACGGTGAATTCAGCACAATAGATCAAGTTGGGACGGTTGAGTAATGGCATACACTGATCGTTACTATGCGTTGGATCCTAATACCGGGCAATGGTACACAACGGATGCTCAGGGAAATCAGCTTTACAACACGCCACTTCCAACTGCGGGTGGGCAACCCGTTGATCCGGCGACCGGTATCCCCCTGCAATGGACTGCTACTTCTTTCAAGCCAAGCCAAAATGCCACTTCTGCTGACCCTTTGACAGGAACACCAGCGCAGCAAGATCCAGTTACATCAGGTCAACCAGCCCAACAACCAACTCAACAACCAACCCAACAACCAACCCAACAACAAACGACCCCCAAAGCTAGTGGAAATACTGGTGTTACAGCTGGGGAGCCAACTGTAACCACAACTCGTGCTGGTACACAAACAACCACTTATCCGGCACCGACAACGGGAACTGGTGGGGTTGTAGTCAGGGTGGGGCCAAACGGGGTTATTGATCTCTCTGGTGTCGGCGCAGATAACGCATACAACAGAACAAGATTCGTCCGTTGGGCCGACGGTCGTGACCTCTCAGAAGATACAGCAAAGGGTTACCTTTACCAACTGAGGCAAACAGCACCAGACCAGTACGCTGCAATCGTGAATCGAATGGATCGTGCGGGCTGGGATGTTTCAAGCCCATCGAAGGTTCAGGCAAACTGGGAAAATGTTATTGGCAAAGCAGCCGACTCTTACGATTCCGGTTACAAAGACCTTGATCCTTTCGTGGCAATTGATTTGTACTCTGACCTTAAGGGTGTTAAAAAGGTTCAGGGTCCAGAAGCAAGTATTGTATCAAACATAAAACTTTCAAGCAGAAGCGATGCGCGGGGTGCTTTGGTTGCTTCATACCAGAATTTGCTTGGTCGTGATCCTTCTTCAAAGGAAGTGAACGCTTTCACTGCCGCACTTAATTCCCTTGAGAAGTCAAGTCCAACAACCACAACAACCGTTGCTGCCCCTTCCCCAAGTGGAATATCTTACGATGGGCAAAACATTCCGACAACTCAAACATCAACAGTTCAAACTGGTGGTTTTAATGACGAGCAGTATTCCATTGACACCGCTAAGTCTGCTAACGACTATGCTGAGTATCAGGCCGAAACCACGTTTATGAACGCCCTTCTTTCCGCTATTCAAAGTCCGGTGAACATCTAATGGCAACAGCAGCGGAACTAGCCGATTATTATTCGCGCCTCAATTTTGAGTATGGTGGAGATGCACTCCCTGGAACCGAGACCCCACAACTTACCCCTGATCTTACTAACACTGCCGAGGGCATTGCTTGGCAGAACATGGAAGTTTATGGCACACCTGCCCCTGCTCCAGCTCCTGCTCGTGCTCGTGTAACAACCACTTCGGCACCAGCCGCAGCCTACACGCCCCCAGTGGACAAGCTGGATCTTGGTGAGGTTGGTTGGAACAGGGCTGTTCTTACCACCTACCCCGAACTGGCTGCCCTTTTCCGTAGGGGTGTTGCTAAAGGCTGGAGTGCCGAAAGGTTCCAGGCAGAGGTCAGAAACACCAAATTTTACAAGAACAATGCTGAGTCTTGGAGAAACACCGAGATCCTTCGACTCACCGATCCTAAAACTTACAACCAGCAAATTGGAAGCGTTAGGGATGAACTTGTTGCACAGGCGGAAGCAATGGGCGCAACATTAACTGGTAAAGCTTTAACATCAGCAATCAACCAGGTGTATCGTCTTGGACTCAAGGGCACGCAGGTAACTAAACTTCTTTCAAACTATATTGTTGAGCATGATGGCGTACTTGGCGGTGCTGCTGGTACAGCCCAGCAGGAACTGAAAGCACTTGCCAGGGCTAATGGTGTTTCATACAACGACAACTGGTACACGACGGCTGCGCGGAATGTTGTTGGTGGCGTTAGGGCGGCACAAGACTACGAAGCCGATATTCGAGCGCAGGCCGCTTCGGCTTTCCCCGTGTATGCGGAGCAGATCAAGGCTGGTCAGAACGTGGCTGACATTGCTTCACCGTATGTTCAGCGTATGAGCGCGTTGTTGGAAATCAATTCGGGTGATATTGACCTGTTTGATAACCAAATTCGTGAAGCCCTTTCCGGTATTGATTCATCAACGGGCAAGGCTAAAGCAAAATCATTGTGGCAGTTTGAGAACGACTTGCGTAAAGATGATCGTTGGCAGTACACAAACAATGCCAGGGAACGCACTTCCAATGTTGCTAGTGGTATCCTTCGAAGGTGGGGTTTAAGTGGCTGAAACTCCGGCGGTTCAAGCTTGGCTTGATTACTACATACGAACACAACCGGCTGGTGCAGACCAAAATGCGCTACTTGCTTATGCGCGGGCTAATGCTTCACGGGGTCAAACCCCACCGCAGGCAGAACTAACGGGTGAGCAGCAAAGCAATTACACCATCCTTAAGGGTGCTTTTAATTCTTACGGTCTTAGTGAACTTCTTCCAATTATTAACTCTTACATCCAGCAGGGTTTAAGCGATTCCGAGATTGAGTTAAAGTTGCAGGAAACAGAACCTTTCAAGAGGCGTTTTGCTGGTAACGAAATGTTGCGTGCGGCTGGAAAGAATGTTTTGTCAATCAGTGACTATTTATCAGCTGAGTCACAAATGCAACAAAATTTTAGGCAACTTGGTTTGCCAAACGAGTTCGGGTCAAAAGATTACATTTCCAAAATTATTGGTGCTGGCGTTTCGGTGAACGAGGCAACCAGTAGGGGTAAGGCCGCAAGCGATATGGTTTATGCCACACCCGCAAGTGTTCGAAACGAATACCTTCGCCTGTATGGTGTTGGTGCTGGGGACTTGATGGCGGCTTTCCTTGATCCTGCCGTTGCTGAACCGATCATCAATGAGCGTATCCGCAAGTCCACCATTGGTGGTGCCGCTAGAGACCAGGGTGTTCAAAGTAATCTTGTTAATGAGATTGCTAATGCAACACCAGATATTACTTACAATCAGGCTGCCGAAAGGTTTGCTCAGGCCCAACAACTTGGTACGCGCGGACAGGTATTGTCCCAGATCTACGGTGACCAGTATGGTATTGAGGAAGCAACCAAGGAAACCTTTGGTTTGGCTGGTGCGGCCCAAGCCGAGACCACTAAGAAGAAGCTTGCCAGTAAGGAACGTGCCTCGTTCAGTGGTTCCTCTGGTATCCGTGCAGGTTCCCTAGCCCAAGAAAAGGGTGGGATCTAAAACTTAAAGCAGGTAACACCCGGCTTCCCCACCAAGTGCTACCTGCTTCTTGAGTACACAGTAACACCTGGCTATGTGCGGTGCAAACCCGTAGCCCCATAAGCCTCTCGCAGACCCACCGGCCCTGCGGAGAGTATGAGAGACCGGTAGTAACAGCCAATCACCCTTCCCCTGTGGTGGTTGAGGGTTGCGTAAACCATAACAAGTAAGGGAGACGTTGCGATGAGCAACAACCAATGGAACGAGTTCGACGATGAAACGTATGGCGATGACGGCGACGGCCCGAAGGCTTTGCGTGATGCACTCAAGAAGGAACAGAAGGAACGTAAGCAGTTGGAAGAACAGCTTGCTTCGCTCCAGAAGTCCTCTCGTGATCGCACGTTGAAGGAAGTCCTGAATAGTAACGGTATCAATCCTGCTATTGCTAAGTTCATTCCATCTGATGTGGCTGATGAATCGTCTGTTAATGAGTGGCTTGTTGAGAATGCAAGCATCTTTAACATTAACCTTGGCGGATCTAATGAGGAAGCACCGGCTCCCACCGGTTCAAACCCTTTTGATCTTTCGGGTACGGTCACTCCACCTGTGGGTGTTTCGCAACAGCAGGCTGATGCTTTTACGACCATTAGTCAAATCAGTCAAGGATCTGCTCCTATGACTTCTGAGGGTGCCGCTCTGGCCGCAATCCAGAACGCTTCCACCCCAGAGGAATTGACCAGGCTTTTGACTGGACGCTGATGGTTTAACCCATCCAATGTCTGTTTGAAAGGTTGTGAATCATGGCTAATACTTTTACCGGTACCGCTACGATTTCTAACCAGACTGGTATCACCAACCTCGTTACCACGGCATACGACAAGTACGTTGAGTTCGCTTTGCGTAGTCAGCCGTTGTTCCGCCAGGCCGCCACTAAGCGTCCGGTTGATGTTTCCCACGCTGGTTCATCTGTTCGTTTCCAAAAGTATGTTGACCTTGCTGCTGCTACTACCGCGTTGACTGAAAATGTTGACCCGGACTCGGTTGCACTTTCCAACACTACTTATGTTGACGTTACTCTTAACGAGTACGGCAACGCTGTCCTAACCACTGACAAGCTTGTGTTCGAAGCCTTGTCAGATGTTGATCCGGCTATCGCAAATATTATTGCGTACAACCAAATTGACACTCTTGACCAGTTGGTTCGCGCCGTGTTGATTGGTGGAGACAACGTAATCCGCTCTAACGCTAAGGCTGTCAGTACCTCTAAGGCACTGAACACCTTGACCACTGGTGACGATTTCTCGTCAGCAATGGTTCGTTACACGGTTGCTAAGCTCCGTGGCAACAACGCTCTCCCGTTGGCTAACGGCCTGTACGGTTGCTACATTCACCCCGACGTTTCGCACGACCTTCGTGCCGAGACCGGTGGTGCTGGTACGACCGCTGCTTGGCGTTCACCACACGAGTACTCCGGTGCATCTGACATCTGGGGTGGCGTGCTTGGTATTTACGAAGGTGCGTTCTTCATTGAATCACCTCGTACCTACATCGGTGCTGATGGTGCTTCTTCCAAGAAGGTTCACCGTACCCTTATCATGGGCCAGCAGGCTCTTGCTGAGGCTGTTGGTTACGAGCCACAGGTTGTTATTGGCCCCGTCACTGACAAGCTGATGCGTTTCCGCCCTGTGGGTTGGAAGGCTTTGATCGGTTGGGCACGCTACCGCGAAGAAAGCCTGTACCGTATCGAGACCACCTCAAGCATCACTGCTTAATAACCACTGTTTAGTGGTTGTGCTTTGTTCCCCATCATATTGTGGGTGGGGGGCATTGCACTTCCACTAAGGAAGGAACCAAATGTCTGAACAAACTGTTATTGCTCAACTGGTTGCTACGGCAACGATGGAAGTTACACACGCTGAACCCACTACCGAGAATGAGGAAACAAAATGACCGTTGGTCTTTCTGCCGTGAACACGGCTGACAAGTTGCTTAACACGATTGGCCGAACTGGTACCACGTTCACGGCTGGTTCTTTGTACGTGAAGTTGCACACCGCTGACCCTGGCGCTACTGGCGCTACCGCAGCTTCTGCTGTCACCACGCGTTACGCTGGCACGTTCAGTGCATCGTCCGCTGGTTCAATGGCGCTAACTGCTATGGGTGGCACGTGGTCAATGACTGCCACTGAGACGATCAGCCACATCAGCTTGTGGGATGCGTCAACTGCTGGCAACTTCATGTGGTCTGTAGCGTTGACTGCGTCGAAGTCTGTTGTTAGTGGTGACACGTTGTCTCTTACATCGTTAACGTTGGCCTTCACACCAATCGCGGCGTAATCATGGCTGAGGTGACCACTGCCCAGATTGAGGCTTATGTTGCCTCGGTAATTGATGACACTGCGACAACTGTTGCCGAGGTTTCTCCTTCGGCTGCTCAGGCCGCTGTTGAGATCACTGGTTTGAGTATTTATCAGACCGCTGATGCCCAAGAGTTTATGAACGCTTTGTTGACGATGCGCCGTAATGCGACAACTGACACATTGCTTCGCGTCTTGAAGGGATACCAGCAACAGTACGCGGATACTTCGTTGTCTGTGTCGCAGGTTCTTCAAGAGATCATTGACCAGAACGGGGGCTAACTGATGGCTCTTGCTTTCACAGGTCTTGGCACTGACCAGGCTTTTGCAATCTATGAGGGTGCACCGCTAGTTTCTGGTTTGTCTTTAACTGCTGGTGATTTGCTCATTGTCACTGGTTTTGTGTATGACGTTGTCGGAGATCACGACCCAACCTTTAGCGTCGTTGGTGGTGTTTATCTTGACACAAGTTGGGGAACAATCACTGACCTGGGCCTGTACACTGGTAGCAGTTATTATGGCGACCCTTTAACTAACGCGTGGGTTGTTGCTGTTAACTCCACTGGTTCGGGTCGCAGTGTCACTATGGGTGGCTACACCGATGGCAGTTTTGGCCCGATCATTGCTTTGACTGTCGCTAAGGTCACTGGTCATAACACTTCTGTGCCTATTGGTGTAAAGACCTCTGGTACATCAACAACAAACGATCTTACAACCACAGCGATAACCACAACTGTTGCTAATTCGTATGTTTACGCAAGTGGTTTTGATACCCTAGATTACGTTTCGTACCCAACATCATCTGACTTGACGACTTACACCGCCACCGCTGGATACGGTTTGATTGGTGGTTGGAAAACTGCTCCGACAACTGGTTCATACACCGCTAATCTCAATGCTACCGGCACTGGTGCCGCTGGTTGGGGTTATGTTGTCCTTGAGGTGAAGGTTGCCTCATCTGGTACCGCCCACACCGCGTCAGCAACAGCAACCGCGACCGCTACCGGCACCGCAGCAATGTCTAACGCTAGGACGTTGCAGGCCACTGCCACGGGTACCGCTACTGGTACGGCTGCTGCATCTAACCAACGCACACTAGCTGCAAGTGCGTCAGCCACGGCTAGTGGCACGGCTGCGATGTCGAGCACGCAGGCAATGTCTGCGAGCGGAAGCGTTACCGCCACTGGCACGGCTGCCGCGAACGTTACGTCCGTGGTCACTGTTGATGCCTCGGCCACGGTCACTGCTTCTGGTACCGCGGCAATGGCCAGCACGCAGGCAATGTCTGCAAGTGCCACGATCACCGCCACTGGTTTGGCTGACGGCAGTATCCGCCCATTGGTCACTGTTGATGGCGCCGGCACGATCACCGCGACTGGCACAACGACTTTCAACAAGTCGCAGGCTTTGGCCGCGAGTGCGAGTGCGACTGCGAGCGCGACGGCTTCACTTATCGCAATCACAACTATTGCCGCCACTGCAAGTGTGACCGCAACCGCGACCGCAACATTGTTGATCACCACACCAGGCAGCCTTTACGGCAACGCCACGAAGGTGGCTGGTCTTTACGGTTCGAGCACGAAACCAACTTTGACAACGAGGAGCTGACGATGCCGGTTTACGCAGGTGCCTCTGGTGTTAGCGGATACATCCGTTTGACCCTGAGCATTTACAACAGCGCAGGCACACTGCAAAACGCTACCGCTGTCGCCGCCACTGTCATCCTCCCCGATGGCACAACGGCAACGCCTAGCATCACTAACAGTGGCGCGGGCCTGTATCACTTTGATTACACGCCGTCAGATGTTGGTCACTATGGTGTGTATTGGGTGGCCACTGGCACGAACGCCGGCACCCTTGAGGAATCGTTCAACGTCGATGACTTGACGATCTCACCGCCCCTGCCTTTGTCCCAGGTCAAGTCGCACCTAAACATTGTGGAGTCCAGCGTTGTTGACGACGACGAGCTGCGTTCCTACATCTTGGCCGCCACTGGTCTGATCGAGGGCGTCGTCGGGCCATTGTCTCGCCGCACTGTTACCGCGGAAACGCACAACGGTGGTCGCACCACTGTCCTGCTCAAGCAGGCACCGATCATCTCGATCACGTCGTGCCTTGAGAATGGGAGCGCCTTGGCCGCCACGTCTTACAGCGTGGACGAGGAGTCAGGTGTGCTCACGCGCACGAGTGGGTACACTGCGTACACATGGGGCGGTGACGTTGACTTCGCAAACTTCAACAACATTAGTGTGACCTACGTTGCTGGTCGGACCATTATTCCAGCTGACCTTGCGCACGCAGTCCTTGAGCTGGTGCGTCACCTGTGGACTACACAGCGGGGGTCCATTCGTCGATCAGGCACCGATGACTACGTACCTGGTGCGGGCTTCTCGATGGCTAACCGTGTGCGTGAAATGTTGAACCGCTATCAG